CCATGTTGTACATGCCTGCCACCACCGCCTCAACAAATATGCTGTAATCCCGAGGCGCCACGATGTAGTGCTTCAGGTAATCAACGACCACACCCATCTCCCATGCTGAATGCTGTTCATTAAAGTCGGCCCAATCGTAGAGGACATGAAACACACCGGTGCACATTTTCTTGTCGTAATACGATATATCAACATCTGTTGATGCGTTGAGCCTCACGCTCCCGACTTGGCCTTGCTTCTCGGCAAGGTACAGTACGTAAGTGAACACTATAAAGTGCACCAGGGTGCCAGGTAGTAAGGTTCTGTCTTTTTTCCCCGTTTCATACTTAATCTGGGTCTTAGTCAGATTGAAATTGGTGTCGTTAACTCCATGCAATATATCTGCTATCTCCCAGATCTCGAACAGCGATTTTTTGTTGTGTCTACCTTGTATCTCGCGCACTGTCTCGTAGACAGCATCAAACACCTGTGCGCCGAACTTTTTCATCTGCGGAGGCAATTTATTATAAACCAGACCCCCCTTCGTGAGCCATGAGGCCCGCCTCATGTAAAAATCCATGAACCCGTCGACGTTGATCGGCCTTGGCTCTATTTTAAGCCGCACATATGCTTCTTCTACCGACGAGATGAAGTCCTTCTTGTACTGCTGGTTGGTAAACACCTGCCTAGCGGGGTCGTACGACAGATGTCGCGTGTCATACGTGTCGTCCGTTCTTAGCTCTACTTCGGCCATTTCATCAATTGTGTACTCGCCACGACCTACCATCAGGTCCAGATACATTAGCGCTTGCCTATCTTTCTCAGTGATCTGGGTGTTCATAAAGAAACGGCTGCACCTGATCAGCGAATGCAATGTTTTCATTTTCCCTGACCACTCGGATTGGCAAACTCGAAACCAAGGGAAGACCATCCCTCCCACCGCAGTATGCTGTATTATCCCTTTCCATTCGGCCAGTAGGCACGTCACGAATGTATGACTCTCACCTACATGGTACTCTGCTATTTCGCGAGCGTCCGAGTGAGACAGTATGTCGAATGTATGTATCAGCTGGCGCACTGTAACGTTTGCTCGCGACAGCTCTTTAGTCGACTGCGGGGGAAAGATGCACATCATATCACCAGCGACATTGAATCTCTGCGGTTCGTTATAGCATGCCGGTAACTGCCCTAGTGCTTGTGACCACTCGAACATCGTGACGCCAAAGTCAAACTGAGTCGGCACATAGCTCGCACGCACATAGTAGTCCACGCATTCCTTAGGTACCTTGCCTTCCTCGAACAACAGCCGTATCTCATTGATGCTAACGGTCGGATCGCCAGCCCTCTCACCTCTCAGCACCCATCCAGGGGTGTCGCGCTTGTATGAGCTATTCCATTGAGACGAGCTGTATTTAAACGGTGCGCCCACCGGCAGCCCGGATACGTTCATTACCTCCAGAAAGAAGGCCTCCAACTCTTTGTTCGACCTGAATGTAAACTGGTTCGGTACTCTATCTGACGGGTTGCATGAGCGTAGCCCCTCACGTGAAAAGTCCCTAAACTTGGCCTCTCGCCCCTTGATGTTCATCTCGTGAGCCGTTGGTGATAGCTTCAGGCATGCCATCGGTTTAGCGCCAATTTCCAGCGCCGTCTCTTCAGTGTGCACGAATATGATAACCGGCATCGAATAATCAAGAAGGTCGAGTGTTTGATTCAGGCGCCTGAACCACAATGTATTATGATCATGCCAGTCCCCGCGGCCTGATATGATCTCGTTTCGCATTTCTACATACTGGTCGTGTTCTGCACGCGAAACCAGCTCGTCGACATCCACCAGCCCGTATCGCCTAGCTAGTGATGTCTTCCCGCAGCCAGCAGGCATTATGACTGCAAATAGATTGTGCCGCCTTTCTGCTAGATCATCATACCTGGCCAGCGACTGCTTGAGCTGAGCGGGTGACCACTTGTTCATACCCAAGTACCTCCCTTTATTCAGATTGCCTAGTGCCTTCGAATACCTCATTTTCTCCACTGTCTTTGAACCGTAGTTCGCGGAGCTCTTGTCCCTCTCGGTCGCCATTGAACTTGCTCTCTCGGCATTTGTAGTTTTTGATGACTGCCAGCTATTTCGGCCGGTGACCGTCATCCTGTTGTGTTGTTTGTTTGTTTGTGTTGTTTTGTTGTTTGTTTATAATATACCCGCGGGCTACGTACCGGCCGTTTCGATTACTCCTCAGGCCCAACG